GGCGGCCTGCAAAAGCAGCCTGCGGATGGCGGCCTCGCTCTTGCCGGTGTACTTGGCCAGCAGCTTCACAACATCATTGCGCACCGCTTCGGTCTGCTGGTAGCGCCACAGCTGCCAGTTAGCGGTGGGGGTCACGGCGTCCATCTTGCCGATGCGCCGGGCAACGTCCTGTAAGATCGCGTCCTCGACCTGCTGCCAGAGCTGCACAAAGGCGTCCGGCATCTGGTCGAGATAGCTCGGCGGCAGCATCAGGCACCCCCGAAGGTGAGGGCTTCAGGGCTGCGGTTCTCAGCATCCGCTTCGGCGGCAATGGCCTTGGCATCGTCCTCGCTGTAGCCCTCAAACTCCACCAGATACCGCCAGAAGGGGAACTTGCCTGCGGTAACGTAGCCCCAGTACATCTGCTTGCGCTCCTTGGGGTCAGAGATGATGCTGTCGTCAAAGTCAAAGGTCACGTTGCAGTCGCCCGGCGGGGAAACGGCTGCGCCGCTGTTCCACTGGGCATCCAGCAGCTTGCTGATGGAGTATACCAGATCGGTCAGCGCATTGCCCAGCGCCCGCTGCAGATCCTTGACGGTAGTGTAGCTGCGCTGCTTGCTGCTCCTGATCTCCTCGGCAGTCTTGTCCACGTTCTGCGGGTCGGACAGGGTGCCGTAGGCAAGGCCGCACTGGAACTCCACCCGCTTGAGCATGGTATCCATCCCCCGACGATAACTTTCATCGCGCAGGGCAGGGGCAAACACCTCGTAAAGGTTCCGGCCATTGGCCCCGGAGCTGCCGTTCAACCAGTTGCGGTAAAGGCGCTGCTCACGCTGCGGCATAACTCTCTCGCCGTTGATGTCGGGCCGCAGGGCGGTCTGGTCAACGTCAAGGGCCAGCTGCCCGCCGTCATACTCCCACAGCAGCCGTCCATACTGTTCATCGGCATCATGGATGGTGTCAACAGCAGCGGCATAGACGCTCACGCCCAGCGGGGAGTGCCGATCAGTGGAATTGCCGCTGGACACTCTGAAATAGCCCCAAAGCGGACGGTCTACACCGGAAAACTCAGTGTGCGGGGAGATCGCGGACCATTCCGGCACATCGGTCAGCGGGACTTCAATGCCGAGGTCTGCACTGGTCATGGAACGGAACGCCTTGACCGTGATGCTGTGCGTGCTGCCGGAAAACTCGTGATCTTCCAGACGGGTATAAATGCGGTTGCCGCGCACCAGATGGTCATAAAAAATAGCCCCGGTCATGCGGCCAGAGCTATCAAAGCGGGTAGGGCAGAAGCAGTCACCCTGCACAGCATCGATCTGGATGCAGCCCTGTGCATCGAGGAAAGGCCGGAACAGGATGCCGCCCAGCGCACAGCCGTATTCCACCGGGGTGCGCAGATCTGCAATGAAAGGCTGCAGCATGGTGCTGATGCTGTCGGCGCGGGCACTGCCGGAAACAATGCATTCCATTTCCAGCGTGGTCAGACGGGCCAGCTCCGATGCAACACTCTGGGCCAGCTTCAGGCTGTGCAGGGCGTTCTTGCCGCCGTGGCACCACGGCCCGCCGGTATCGTACATCTGCGCCCACAGGATGATCGCATTCTCCATGCTGTAGGACACGCTGGCGCTTACAGTGGTATTTTCACCGAACAGCAGCCGCGCTTTCTCCCGCAGCCAGAAAAGCAGTCTGTCAAACATTACTTTCGTCTCCAATCTGCCCAACGGATCAGCGGGGCCAGTATCGTATAGCAGAAATAGCGGATGTCGTCCATGGCGTGGTCGTTCTCCTTGACGACACGATCTTCCTTCGCCTTGTCGTCCCAAGAGTACAGGCCAAACTCCCGGCGGGATGCCGTGCAGCTTTCGTGGATAGTCACAAGCCCGGCCTGCATCAGGGATGCCACGCAGCGGATGCCGTTCAGCACGTCGTTGTCTGCAGGGATCACCAGATACTTGCCGTGCCGCCGGATGGTCTCGATGAAGGAAGCAGCGGACGGGTCAACCACCACCGCCTGAATGTAATAACCCTTGGTCAGGCGTTCCAGCTCGGCATAGTGCTCTTCGTCCGTGCGCTGCACACGCTCGGCACGGCTGTCAAAATAGCTTTCCTTGATGCGCAGGGCCTTGCCATCATGAATGACCCACAGGCCCATGCTGCAGGGGTTGTGCGTGCCGTAGTCGATGGACACGTAAAACTGCCCGTCGATGTGGGACGCATCGCCGTGAAAAAGGTAGGTGTCCTGCCCGGCGGAGAAGAAAGGGTATACAAGACCCTCGGCAGCTTTCCTTTTACCGAGGATATCACGGGCATACCAGACCGTGCTGCGGTCGTAGGTTGCAAGCACAGCCCGGAGCTGGTCGTCCGAAATGCTCATGTTATCGGCAATTGTGAAATGCCCATAGTTGAAGCCGTATTCTGGGTTCTCGTTCTGCTTCTTTTCGTGCAGATTCAGGATATTTTCATAGTACCAGTGACCCTCTGCCTTGGGGTTCAGGTCGTGAAATACCTTTCTGTCCGGGCTGGACAGGGTACGGTCGAATACTTCCTTGATGAAAGTTTCGCTGCATTCATTGGCTTCGGTGATGTACGCGGTGCCGTAGGTGTTGCCCTTGATCAGCTTTTCGTCACCGGCTTTGCCACCACCGGACACCAGCACCACCTTTTCACCGGTGGCAGTCTGGATGTACAGGCAGTCGCGGTTCTGGTAGGTGCCCTCACGGCAGCGGCCCTCAAAATAGTTTTTCAGGCCGAAGCCGTCACAGTCCAGAATGTTCAGCCGGGCCGTTGCAGTTGATACGCCCGCAATGAGGTGTATACGTCTTTATGTTTTCGTCCATAAATGAGCGCAGGGATTCAAAGGCCACCTGTTCGATAGGCTCAAGCCCTTCCGGCTCTTTGCCGTGCTCCACATACTGCCGCATTTTTGTGAGCACGTTTTTGTATTGCTCAGGTGGCAGGATGTCCAAGATTACGAACTTGTCAAAGGGTATCAACAAGCCTTTTGGGCGAGCCATTTCGATATCGTCCACCACTAACCACCTCCTTCCCGTTTTTGAAAACCAAACGCTTTTCGTAAAAACCATTTGGTTTTCTTTGGTTTTTACAGGTCGATGATCTTAACCTCTACGCCGTAGCCGATGACGTTCCGGCACTGCTGTTTGATGCGGGGGATTGTGTCATTTCCGATGCCGATTGCATTTGCAATCTCCTGATCCCGGAACCCGCAGCTGTGGAACCGGCCCCGCAGCTTCCAGTACGGAATCTGCTGAAACGTTCCCTGTACGACCTTCATCATGCTTTTTCGACCTCTTTTCTTTGATGTGTGCCAGCCGTGCAGGCTGGTTCTTGTCCCAGCGGGCTTCCCGCCAGTATTTGTTCCGCCCGTTCATCAGGCGGTCTCCTTGCCAAGACGCTGCTCCTTCTCCTGCTCGCTCAAAAGCTCGCGAGGGTCAACGTTCAGCGTGTCGGCAATGGCCTTGAGCGTCCGGGGGCTGGTGCCGCCCTTCTTTTTGATGTAGTAGTAGGTAGCCCGCTCAAGGCCAGCAGCCTGCATCAGCTCGGTAACATTTACTCCCCGTAAAATCATCAGGGATTCAATTTTTTTCATGTTTACCTTCAAATTATCACCTTCTTTCACGCTTCCAGCCGCTTTGCCCGGCCATTCAGGAACTGGTTCACAAAGTAAATCTGTCCCTTTCCAGTCACCTTCGGGGTCTTGTTGATGCTGGTGTGGCCGTCCGAGTGCACCACGGTGGTCTCCTTGATCTCAAACAGGCACATTTCCACGGCCCGCTGGGTGGGCATATTATAGTCGCTGCGTTTGGGGTCGCGGATCAGATAGCCGTGCTCACGCATCCAGCTGAACAGCCGGTTCTGCCCGATCTGCACGCCGTTCTGGCACAGCAGCTTTGCCAGTTCGCCCACAAGGATGCTCTTCTTGCTGGCGCTTACAGCATCCGCAAAGATGCCCTTCGGGGTCAGCTCTGCAATCTGAGCGTCCTTGTGTTCCAGCTCGTCGTGGGCGGCAATGAGGGCCTGTGCCATCAACTCGGCGCGGGAAAGCTGCGGGCGCTGTGCCAGCTGCTTCTCCATCTGGTTGAAGGCCTCGATGTACTTGAGCTTCCACTGCACCGCCTCCTTGCCGGTAAAGCCCATGGCCAGCAGCGAAAAGCCGTCCCGGTTCATCAGGTACATGGGGTACTTCTTGCCAGTGCCTGCGGTGTACTCGCTCTGGTAGAACATCTGGGTCACAGCGCAATTTTGCGCTGTGATACTCTTGATGGCGCGGAGCACGTCTTTGTGCTCCTTGCCAAAGCGCTTGGCAACGTCCCGGCTGGATGCCACTGGTTCGCCGTTCTGGGTGGATAAGATAATTTCGTTCATGGTGAATATGTACCTCCTTGTGGGTGACTCCCTTCTGCGGTAGAATAGGGCAGAAGGGAGGTGATAAAATGCAAAATTTTTACGAGTTGAGCTCTGCAGCTCAGACGGCAGCATACCAGCTGTCAGAACTCAGCAATTATGTGTCCGAAGCAGCGAAAATGGCGGATTCTGTTCGCATGGTGAGCAACCAGATGAAATCGATTTACCAAACCGCAGAATGGAACAACATGGCGTACCGCTTGGCGAAAGATGCCAGATTATGTGTGCCAGAGTATCAACTATCCAATCTCGCCAAGAATCTGGCTGGTCAGGCCAGAGCAGATCTCAATTTCACCAATCAGATTTCGGCGCTCTACGGATCGGCAATGGAAAGTCCCGCTTTCCGGTTATCGACAGAAATGCTGAATTCCAATGTGCTAAATCTCACCACCGCACTCCGAACAAGCAACATTACAAATCTTTACTCAAATGCTGCGGCTTTTGCGGATCAGTTAGACTCGATATGGAGCGAAAGTACTTACAGCGAAAAAGAATCCGAAACCGTGCCGCTGGCAAGTACTCAAGCTGTTCTGGATGAAGTCGAACCACTTCTACCTACAGAGGCGGTTGAAACTATCAACGCCAAAATCGCCGAAGTAAAAACTCCGGATAATGCAATCCCCCAAAAAGACTGGGTTGGAATTATCAGCATCATCGTTACAATTCTTCTGTTTTTGGCAGGTCAGGCATTGTCCAGCGAACATGACAAAAAGGAAGAATCTTCATGGTCTGCAACGGCAGAATATCAACAGGAAATGCTCGAAATACAGCGAGAGGAAGCAGAAAGGTCAGAAAACTTCAGACAGCGCACGGAGGAGCATTTCAAAATCGTTGAGGATACGAATGAGCGAATCGCCGAGGCTTTGGAGATGCTCGCCAACCAGAGCGTTGAATTGGATGATCGAGGTCAAAGTGTCCTCGATTCGGATGATTCTCAAGATGATGCAGAGGATCAAGATTCCATACAGGCCGCTCAGCAGGAACAAGCCGATGCTGAGGATTGACCTGCTCCGTTTAAGCTCCTGAACTTCCTTTTCTATCTTCACCCAGCGTTCCTCTTCCGCAGGTTCGCTGGGCTTTTTGTTGTTGTTCATGTGGATTTGTACCTCCTTGTATTCACTTCACTTTCGCTGTAAAATAAAAAGACGGAAAGGAGGTGAATGGAAAAATGATTTTTGAAAATTTTTTAAGAATGCATGGTCTGAATATGCAAATTGAGCGAGATGGTGAAATTATTGCAACCGTTCCAGGTTTGCCAAACCGAGAAACGGCAACGAACCGTCAGTACGTTGGATTTCGCCCAAAAACCGATATTAAAATAGACGATGTTATTATCACTCCGGCCAATGAACGGCTTTATGTAACGGAAACGCAGGCATCGTTCTTCCAAAAGCAGCAGGAAGAAATAAAAGCGTTCTATATGACCGAAGTCGAGAAAAAGCGAAAAGAAACCGAACAGTGTCAGAGTAATATTTATAATATCGGTACAGCTTACGGTTCTGTAATTGGAACAGCCAATACAGCGACCATCAACTACCAGACGAATTTTCAGGAACTGCGGGAAAGGGCAGAAGCTGAAGATGCACCGGACAAAGAGCAAGTCCAGAAGTTAGTTGATCTTGTTGAGATGATCGTAAATGACCAGATTCCTCCGCAGAAGGGATTGTTGTCCAAGTTTTCCGAAACGATGGAACGTCACTCGTGGATTACAAGTGCTGTTGCATCTGCGCTTGTATCGTGGTTGACACAACTTCCGCACTGATCTCGATGGTCAAGTTTAACAATGCTTTTCCATTGCTGGACTGAACCAACGAATAATCCTTCACGTTCTGGATAACCGTTCCGTCTATCTGGCAGCTAAAACGATTGTCCAAGTGCGACAGCTGAATCTCTTGCGCCCCGCGCTTCTCTTCCTTAGGAGCGTGGGGCCTTTTGCTGTTGCTCATCTTCTTCACCTCCTACTGAATGAACTTGCAAAAGTGTAACTAAATTCCACTTTTCTTGCAAAAAAATATGGAATCACGCTGCTGCATGTCCATGCCGAGCGTATTGGCCAGAGTGTCAATTTCACTGGCCTTAAACTCGGTCTCGTTATCAATTTTCATCTGCAAAGCATACGGTGTCAGGCCCATAATTTCGGCAATAGCCTTATATTTAAGCCCGGAATCTGCAATGATGGAACGCAGCGCATTGGTGTCGGTCATGGTTGTCACCTCCTTTCAAAGTGGAATTGAATTCCACTAGCCACATAATAGCACCAAGTGGAAATAAAGTCAACCTTTTTTGAGGAAAAAATAAAAAATACTTGAATATTATTCCACTCTATGATAAGATAAGAGCGAAGGTTGGTGATTTTATGGCAACTCTATACGACAGAATCAAAAGCCGCCGCACGGAGCTTGGCTTAACAGTCGAAGAACTGGCTCACAAGATGGGCTATAAAGATAAATCTTCTATAAGTAAGATTGAAAATGGTAAAGCCGATATCCCACAATCAAAAATTGCAGCATTTGCTGATGCGCTGCAGACCACCCCCGCCTACCTGATGGGCTGGGAAGAGAAACCGGAACCGAAGAAGCCCACCATCCCCCCGGGCTTTGAGCCGATGCCAAAGATGGACTGGGTGCCGCTGGTAGGCCGGATCGCCTGCGGGACGCCCATCACGGCGGAAGAAAATGTAGAGCAGATGGTTTGTGTACCTTCTCGCTGGCACTCAACCTTTACGCTGACCTGCAAGGGCGACAGCATGGAGCCCCGCATCCACGACGGTGATCTGGTGGCGATTCGCAGCCAGCCGGAGGTGGAGCAGGGAGAAATCGCAGCGGTGCTCATCGGCGATGAAGCTACCCTGAAGCATGTGTATCTTCACGAAAACTTTATAGAGCTCCGCCCGGAAAACCCGGCGTTTGAGAGCATTATCCTTACCAAAGAGGAAATGAACACCGTTGTGATCGAAGGCAAAGCTGTGGGGCTCTGCCGAGATATATGAGGTGAATGCTATGACATTTTACGAGAAGTATTTGGAACTATGTGCCAGTGTGGACAAGACCCCGTCCGGTGCAGCGTTAGAGATGGGTCTTTCTAAGCCAACCGTGAACCGCTGGAAAAATGGCGGTGGTATTACAGATGCTACTGCCAGAAAGGTTGCAGCATATTTTGGCGTTCCTGTTGACTGTCTAACCAGAGAGACCGATGACCCCGCCCCTGAGCAAAAAGAAAAAGCCCCCCAGTCAGACGTTGACCGCCTGATGGAGGGCTTGAATGCCGAAAGTATACGGAAACTGAGAGAGTATGCAGAGCTGCTCCTGCTTGGGCAGGAAAAAGAAGAAAAGAAACCTTAAAGCGCAGACATCCTACTATAATAATAGTGTAAAAATGTACAAAAGTGTTGTAAATATCACTTATAAGTGATATAATAGCATAGGCGCAGACAGGATGTGGTTATATTGAATGATCTTGAAACACTGCTGCAACTAGTGATGTTGCTTGCAAAATATGGAAATTCAGTTATTGTTCATGATGTTTTCCGAGATGAGCTTGCTGGCTTACTTGCAAAATCAGGTTCGGAGGATAAGTTTTTCAAACGTTTAGCATCGTATATTCAACAGCTTGTGGAAAATGGGGAAGCCGCAATTGGCCCTCCGGGTGCACCGATCGAACATTTGGCAGGGCAAAAGAACCTTTGTGCTATGAGGTTCAAACTTGGAATTTCAAATCTTCGGGTTTTCTTTGTTTATAAAGATGGTTTAATATACTTGCTATCTTCTTTCTACGAAAGACAAGGACACAAAAACACTGAATACAGTACCCACACACCTATTGCTAAAACGCGTTTTGCAGAACTTATGGAAGGAGAATGAAAATGTCTCATAGAACAACATTGTCTGACCTTATCGCTGCCATAGCCAAAAACATGACTACTGCCGAACTTGCAAAGGCCGTTGTAAATATCCAAATTCAGCAAATGATACACGACACCCGCATGGCAAAAGGCTGGGCGCAAAAAGATCTTGCTGATAAAATGGGGGTAAAACAAAGCCTTGTTTCCCGTTGGGAAAGCGGGGATTGCAACTATACCATCGACACTTTGATTGACATTGCTGATGCTTTGGGGCTGTCGGTACAGTGCCCTTTGAAGCCCGATGAAAGAATCATGTCCACCGAACCTGAAAATGTGAAGTCTGATGCTGCAAACAACACAGCTTTTAAAACGCCTGACTTTTCTTCGTCAAGGTTGATTCGGTTCCCTGAAACACCTAAAAAGCCAACCGGAGGTGCACACAATGGATTCAAAGCAGTTTGAAGCTGACATTCAGTATCTTGGAAGCTTTCTTACGGAATGCTCTTTTAATAATAATATCATTGATGCTGTGTCGCAGTGTGAATTAACGCATCAGCTTTCTGTTTCTATCAGTGAGCAAGTTCCAATTGATGATCCTTCTAAGAAGGCTGCTTATGTCAGGCTCATTCTTGACGGCGTTTATTCATTGCAGGATGGTTCAGAAGCTTCCTGCAAGTATCACATGGTTATACACGGCAAGTTTATGATTGATAAGAGCGTACCTGACGAAGATTTTGAAGCAAAATTGTGGTTCAATGGCTCTGCAGCGGTGTATGGCATTGCCCGTTCAAAAATGGAGGTTATGTCCTCTATGGTTCTTAATCATGGAAAAATCGAGCTTCCAATGGTCAATATGTACGAACTGCTCAAAGCTCAGTTTGAAAAAGAAAACAAAAGTTAATCCTCGTTCTATGTTTATCCTCCGGGAATGACGGGGTGCCATGTGGCGTAGAATATCATTCACTTGTAAGAGCGGGGTTTGCTGAGCGCAAGCCCTGCTTTTTGTTTTCCATTTTCTTTTTTATAGGGAGTTTACAATGGGATTTTTCAAATGGTTGAAAAAGGCTACAAAGGTCATTGGCAAGATGGCTGTTGAAGCAGCGGAAGAAGATGAACGTTCAAAATACTCACCAAATCCTGAGTGGATGGGGCAAATGGATCTTGTCAACTCTCGTGCGAATGCAAGGATATTAGCCCCTCAGCTTTTGAAACAGGCTCAAGATTGTGCCAGAATCCTCTCGTCAACCACTGAACCGTCAACGTTCTTTATGAGATACGATTTTTGCGTTGGTCGGCTTATGATGCTTGAAGATTGTAAAAAATACGGAGTGAATGCTGCTACCACCGATTCGCTGAACAAATACACAGATTTAGACTTCAGGGATGGCGCAATAGAAGAACTTATACATCGAACCCAGATAAAGTATTCTAACAAAATACTGACGCTCAAGACATCAAAGGCAAAGGAAAACTGGGCAGCAAAGTATCATCAGGCTTTTGAACCCTACCTTTCTTATATGAGCGACCGGCAAAAGACAGCCCTTGGCGAAGCAAGCGCTGAATTATTTGAACTGGCTGGAAAATAAAAGGCCCCTCGGCAAAGCCGAAGGGCCAATGTATAAAGGAACCGTTTCAATCAGTCCCTTCATGTGCGAGCTGGGTTCTTCGCAGCGCGGCAGCGTATACTTCCAGCTTTTTGCGGTTATCCTTTGAGAGGGTGTCGTACACCTTCCTCATGTATCGCTTGTCTCCCTCAACACCTTGGGCGCTTTCAAGAACAGCAGCCTTCTCCTGCATCTGCGGTCACCTCCATGTTTCCATTTTTGTTTTATAGCCCTCTCCAAAGCTCACAAAACAACTGCTCACAACCATATGTTACATCAAACGGTTGTTGTTGTCAACAAATATCAAAAAATTGGATGCTTTTGCAATTTCAACCGAAAGGAGCAGAACGATGAAAAAGAGAACGAACACAGCGTTTTGGGTCGAAAAGGAAAAGCGCTGGTGTATCGCGGTGCAAAAGAACGGCACCCGCAAACGGTTTTACAGCAGCACGCCTGGCCGCACCGGCCAGCGGGAAGCCAACGCAAAGGCCGATGCCTGGCTTGACGATAGCATCCGGGACGGCAAGAAGAAGGTAGCTGCCCTCTATGCCCAGTGGGTAGAAGAACTGAAGCTCACCTGCGGCACATCCTATGTTGAGCAGTGCAAGAAATACGGAGATTACTATATTCTGCCTGTCTGTGGGGACATCCGCATTGACGAGCTGACCGAAGGCGATCTGCAAAAAGCCATCAATATGTCTTTCAAAAAGCGATGCCTTAAAAAGGAGCGTCAGCGTAGGTCAAGCGACAAGCCTTTGAGCCGCAAGACCCTTATGACGATCCGCTCAACGGAGATCAGCTTTTTGAAATGGTGCCGCCGGAACAGGTACAGTACGATGTTCCCTGAGCTGTCTATCCCGAAGAATGCCCGCATGGGGAAGAAAAAGATTTTACAGCCGACCGCTTTGAAAGTTCTGTTTGATGTGGACACCCGCCTTTACTATGGCAAGCTGGTCTTTGACGAGTATATCTATGCCTACCGGTTTGCAGTTGCTACAGGTGTACGCCCCGGTGAACTTGTGGGGCTCTGGTATGGTGACGTCAAAGGGAACACGGTCAATCTGCGCCGCAGCATCAACCGGTTGGATGAGGAAACCACCGGCAAGAACGAAAACGCCATTCGCTCATTTGACATGGGCGAGGAAGCCCATGAGGCCTACGAAGCGCAGGTAGCCTTGCTGAAGGCTTCCGATATCCCGCTGAACTATACCACCCCTTTGTTCCAGATCCCGAACCAGAGAGCTTTATTCAAGCGCTGGAAGAAGTACCAGCGTGACAATGGCATTGAGCCTCAGGTCACGCTGTATGAGATGCGGCACACTTTCGTCAGCATTGAATCCGGCGTATTGACCGACAGCCAGCTGAAGATGCTGGTCGGTCACAGCAAGAACATGGATACTGCCGGAGTGTATC